GCGTATGTCCCGAATTAGCATAGCAACCGCCTTTGAAATCCTTGACGCCTATTTTCTTTTTTTGGTTACCGTGCGCGACGAATTTAATTATATAACTACGCTTGAGCCTAGCGCAAAGGGGCTTACCGCTCCCACAATTACGGCAATTAATTTTGTCATTGTATTCAGCGGGGCAACGTACAAGCTTAACACCGTCGATATTGTCAACCTTATCAGTCATAGAAGCGGGCGCGGTGTAAACTGTTTCTTTCCCACCGTTGAAGCTTTCAAGCGCTTCTTTGATTGTGTCAGTCGATTGATTGATAACAGTTTCATTTTCTTTATTTGCGGGAATATCTTTGAAATGCGAATAAGTCCACGAAACACCGCCCCGAACTACCGCGCTTTTTAATGCCTTTAAATACACTTGATCAATTTTATTTGAACCGTGTTTTTCAATTGGCTTCAATGCGCATGTGTTGGGACATGTAGAAAAAACATCACGCCCGCCCGCCCTATAAGTCGTAGCAATAGCGCCCGTTTTTCTATTTGTTGAATTATTGATTAATTTGATCATGGGAATATTATCTCATATTTATGGGAAAAAACAAAGAAAGAAAAGCGGGGGCGTAAAACCCCCGCCGTTGAATAATTAAGCTACAAGCTTCAACGCTTCAGCCATTGCGGTATTTTTAACATTGTCAATACCGTTATTAACAAAGGTATTTTTAAGACGGTTGTCCGCTGAGTTACGCCCGCCCCTTAAATGGTCTTCATTATAGGTTACACAGTTAAACGCTTTCCATGCCGTATCTTTTCGCGCATGGTTACCAGTATTTTGAAGCTTGAACATTTTGCCATTGCTCTCAATGACATCGTGCCAAACACCATAACAACGTTTTACTTGCGTTAAGTTAGGCGCTTCAAGTGAATTCATTGACTGGTAATCACCCTTTGAAGCTTCAAAAGAGTTAAGCGCTTTTGGTGAATAGACCATTAAAAAATATTTGATCATATCACGCTCTGTTAATTGCACAGTGTCAAGCGCTTGCGCTTGCTCTTTGTATTCTTCGTTGAACCTCAAAGCTTCATTTACTTTACTGATCACCATTGACTCAATTTTGTCATTGTATTCAACACGGTGAGAAAGCTTAATAAAGAATTGATCTTTGTCTTTTAAAGCTTGCATAAAAGTATTGGAACACCAAATGTCAATATTTGTTGTATTGATCGAATTAACGTCGCGTCCAGTATGGTTTGTATTTAACATTAAATAATTGTTAACTACATCATCACCAATATTAAAACCGCCGTTGGTTTTTGCTAATAAAGTAACACGCTTCCCGCCGTCGTAGTCAAATGCATGCTCAAACTTTACGCCCGCAATTCTTGAAAAGTGATCACCCAGTTTAGCCATGTTTTCATTTTGATTAACATGGTAAGAACTGGTTAGCCCACTAACAAGGACGTCTTCCTCATTACCTTTTTTTCTTACAAGTGAAAAGAACTTATCACTATTCTCAAATACATTATTTGAATTTTGAAAAAATACAGGCTTCATTGAAACAGTCCAATCTAAGTCTGCGTTGTTTAACAACTGCGTCGCGGTTAAGCCTTGATCAACTGCGTTGAACTGTTTTAAACCCTTACCGCTTAAATCAAGTATAGACTGCCATTCATAATTTTTTTCTATTTTCACGATTACCTACTTTCTTTTTTGATTATCTTAGTGTCTCAAATTAATGGGAATAAGTCAACTAATTATTTCACGTTGAGATTATTATAGCGTAGCGGTTTACTAAACACTAACCTACACCGCTAACCCTCGTACGATCAATACGGGACATAAAACATATTAATCGTAGGTGTTTGGATTTAACGCTATATTCCTTCCGAAGTTTACGGCATTTAGCCTACCTTCTGACAAAGGATGAGTAGACGTCCAACCGCCTGCTTTTGCCTTACATATACCTCTGGCTCAATGCAATAGTCCGTTGGCTTCTGCCTTTTCTACTCACTTCCACGCGGGAAACTTGTTGGTAGTTTTGGGAAACTCCCCTTGGCACTACCATAGCCGTGTTAAATCAAGGAACTTTTAACATAGTCCGCTTGCTTCAAAGATTAAGTGCTGTCCCTCTCACCGAAGTGATACGGATAGGGCTACACATACCTTGATTTAAGTACATCATCTCAAATTAGTGGGATGAATGCAATGATCAAAACTGTCGCACCAATAATTTCCAGTCGTATGGTGCTCTTAATATAATTAGACTGTTAGATTGAAATCCTTCCAATGCTAATTTTCTCACGTCCGTATTATTAAATAATTTAATTTCTTTAGTCTTAGTATTTTTTACCAGAATAAAACTTCTACCGCCGTACAATCCTCGATTGTAATGCCATGAAATTTGAGTAGGGGACAACCGCACTTTATTAGTCGTTGTAATTTTTAACTCTACCCAAAAATCACGACCGTCGTATAGACCGTTCAAATCTGGAATTCCACCACCGTGTCTATTTTCAATTCTAGTCCACAACACCTCGGGTGTATTAACTCTTAATTGTTTGTAAAAGTTACTCTCGCTCATTTACTTCTGTAGCTTGATACACTTCAATGTCACCGTCAAGATCGTTCCAAAACGTCCAATGGTTTTCTTCAACGTCCGCAAAAGCTTGATTACAAGCTTCCTCTTCTGTTTCTGCTTCGATCAATCTTGAGTAATATATTTTTTCAAAACCTTCTACTTTAAATTTTTTCATGATATTCCTCTCTAAGTATTCGTAACGGCGGGGGACTTGATGTGACTCATACCCCCAAGCTTTCATTAACAGACCACATCGCTCTATTGCAGTTTAGATATGGAACTACTAACAACCACCTCTGTCCAAACTCACACATTTGTGCATTTAAAAGACTTCGATGTACCTTAGCCCTCTGTCAAAGGCTTGTTCAGTCAGCCGACAATCAACCGTCGTCGATTGCCACGAATAAAAACATTATCCCAAATAAACGGGATAATGTAAATGGTTAAAACTGTCGCACTCAGTCTTCGTCTTTTGTTAAAGACTTGATTTCTTTAGTCAGTTCATCTCGTCTTTCTTTTACCATGCTAATTATTTCTTTAGAGAAATTGAAACATAATAATTGAACGTCGTGATGATTAAGATCATTGGCTGATATATTCTTATAATCACCAAACACTGTGCACTTCTTTAAAAAGTTTTCTACACGTTCTAAATCATATTCCATGTCTTCTTTAGCACTTTGATAGTATGCATTTACTTTTGACATATGATCACCCCCTTACAGTCTTTCCGTCACTAAAAATTCATCAAATGAATATTTATGTATTGCATCTCTTTTACCTATTGTTCGTTCCCATACTTTAACAAAACGTTCTTCTGAAAAACTCGACGTCCAGAATTTATGAAACAACTTTGTAATATTGTCTTGTATGTTCTGAGGCAGTGGTGGATACATATTCGTATTCAAATGAAAATGTAATGCCCTGTGTAAATCATCAATAGAATAACTATTCTCGATGACACCTCTTGTTGTATTTCTTCCCAATGCTTTCTCCCTTCTATTCGAAATAATACTTAGCTTTTTTTCTGTTCTTGTAATTATGAACATGCAAAATGCTTTTAATGTTATCATTAACTTGATAACAGTTCTTCCATTCATACGGAAACTTCTCAAAGTTCTCGATGAATTTATACACGTCGAAGTTTTCCATTCTTCGTAACTTCATCAGCGCACGTATAAAGTATTGACGGTTCCAAATCTTTCTATCGATTTTAGAATTTTGTAACATTGATATCTGCATTTTAACTTTTTCAAATACTTCATCGCTGATTACAAGATCACCCCTACCAAAAGCTTTACTACCTACTTCACACTCACCGTCTTTTGAAAACTCTTCACAAGCCTTCAATACAAATGAATGAGATACACCCATTTTTACTAACTGCATGTATCTTTGATAACTGTCCCCATACTCAGTTACCGAGTATGAATTTCCCACGTCGGTAGGGGCCCAGTTCTTTTGATCTTTGTTTATCGATCTTATTGAATCTAAAAGATGTCTTCTTGATTCATACTCTTCTAAATCAAAAGCGTAACGAACAGGCGCATTAATTCTCTTACATGCTGAAAATCTAAATTGACCGTCAACAACAATTAACTTTCCTGTTTTCTCGTCTTCTATAACAAGAATTGGATTTTTAAGTCCTCTTGATTTAATAGATTCAGATAAGCCTTTTATTCTTCTGTCTTGTTCTTCGACAACTCTGTTTCCTTGTATGAGTACAAACTTAGAATAGTCTGTCGTCGTATATATTTTATCCTTATTCATTTATTCCTCTCAGTTAATACAAAAGGAAATGAGTATCTATCAAATCCTTTTTCTTCTAATTTCTCTAGAAGCTTCGCATTGAAGTTCTTCAATTCTATATAGGTACTAAATTTGATTTTTTCAAACTTACCTAGTTCTTGTACTGTTACTTTTGATGTCATGACTACCTCCGTTAAAAGTTAATGATGAACCTTTGTTTATCTAAGGCTCGTTTAGTGTACAAATAATTGTACCGCTTCTGCATAAATCTATCTAGTCGTTCAGACTGTTCGAAAGATTTAATTTGTTGTTGGTATTTCCACGCAAAACGATTGAGAAAATCCAACTCTTGATCTAAGTCGATCACAAGTTTGTGTGATTTCATTTTATTACTTTCTTGACATCCCATTATAATGAGATAATATCTAAAGTCAATTAGAAATGTTGAAATTTATTTTTTTGTTATCGTTAACTATTCTTGTAGCGTACTGCTCTGATCAAGCTCAATCTCTGTACTATCTACATCTGTTATAGACTGATCTTCAATAACTGAATATTCACCGTTAACAATTAGACCCTCTCGGAGCTCTTTCAATTTAGCTTCGAGCTCGGGTCTGGTCATCTTATCCAAACTTCCTGTAATAACTTCCTTACGATCAACATATAATCCGACGGCTTGACCTCTTCGATACTCGGCATTTATCGCCGCGGCGAACTGACCATTCTCGACCGCCATATCTCTCAACCGTGCCATTTCTCTCATATGCTTTGTCACATCAAGTTTAGATGCTTCCGCGTATTCTCTCTGCTTCATCTCAATAGCTTCCACAACCTTGGGATAATATCTTGGATTTCTTAAATTACACGCGGCGGTGGTAGCAGACTTACCAGAATACCCCGCTTCTCTTGCACATTCAGTAGGAGTCAACCGACCGTTTGATTTGCAAAATATTTCTACAAAGGCTTGTTGTCTATTTGACAGACCTGATCTATTTCTAGGCATTTTTAGTTTTATACACTATTTTCAGTCTTTTCAAAAGTCCTATATATATTTTAAAAAGTATATATATAAATAAATTTACTAATTCGTGAGAGAATCCTCAGATAGAGATGGGATTGTATGGGAGAGAAAGGTTACGTGGGTTACGTCATGGTTACGTCTAAAAAAGGGTAAAAAGTAACCATTAAAGTCAGTGTTTTCAATGACTTATTGTAAAAGTTACGTGGGTTACGTCATTTTTGAAATAAATTTCATTTTTAATTTCAAAAAAACTTTTTAAAAGTTCCATGTACCGTGATCCGTGTACCATTCACCACGAACATGCGACAGAATGTACCGATACTTTATCCCATTAATATGAGATAATGGTACTTTAACGAAAGGATACAGTATGGAAACAAAAGCCGTTATAAGATTTTCCACGGCGTACGAAAAATTAGACGCGGTGGAAAAAGACATTGAAGAAGTAAAACAACATCTCAAAGACGAGGATCATATCAAAATATTAGATCGTGCCCTTCGGATGATCGACTCACACCACGGTCTATTACTCTACGCTAAAGAAAAACACGGCGTGGACTTAGATGAGATATGGGATAGTTACTATATTAACGAAAGGGGCTATAAACCCGAAGAAATACTCAAATAAACGTCAAAAAACCCGTTTTAAGACATTTCTAGGGGGTACTTTCATACTCCCTAGTGTCTTTATACCCCGTAATTACAGAGTTCTTCTGATGAAATTAGGAAATCGACCTTCTTGTTTGAAAGTCATATATGCGGCGTACCAATCATTCTTATATTCAGCTTGGCAAAATTCTTTGATCTTCTCATCCTTGTCTTCTTTTACTTTAAAAAAGTTTAAGAAATGGTTCATTGCTTTGTTAGTTAAATTAAACATTGTTATTCTCCTTGCGACACTTTTATCGGGTCCCCGGGCCGTGATCCATTGTTGATTTCGCACGACAGGTATGTTAAAATCCCATTAAGAAAGGATCATGAAATGAAAAATAGATACGGAAGAAATGGAAAACAATATGAGATTAAATTGAATTATAAAACGTTACAATATCTCAGTATGATCTTACATCAATACAAAGACGACGGCTTGAGAGATACATACGAAAAAAGAATGGCGCATGATCAATCAGTCGAAGCCGTCAGACGAGGACTGGGAAAAGCGTACGAATATTTTTTATCACAAGGAAGATATCCTCGTAAATATTACTTTGAAAGGAAGAGTGCATAATGGGAAAAGTAAAAGCGTACCTCATGGAAATGGATGAAGATGCCAAGACCATGAAAGAAACAGATTTTATTAAAAAATACGGTGAGCAGTATCATTATGTTTGGCGTAATGAACAAGCGTGGATTGAGTCTAATAAAAGGAAAGGCATTGAACAAGATCGTGATCCCGATGACCTACATGAGATGTGGGAGGGCGGTGGATGAAGTGTTACCACTGTAATGAAGAAGTTATTTGGGGGAACGATTTCGATATTGACGAAGAGAATGAAGAGTACAGTATTCTATCGGTCTTACATTGTCCGAACTGTGATAGTCTTCATGAAATATATTATCCAAGGAAAAATTTAGAAGGAAATGATGAAGGACAGGATTAACCCCAACTACTACCGTGGCAAAATAGAAGTCGCGGACTTTATTCGTGAATACAAATTAGATTACTTTGAAGGCAATGTGGTCAAATACATTTCGCGTTGGCGAAAGAAAAATGGCATTGAAGATTTAAAGAAAGCGCAGTGGTACTTAAACTATTTAATCAAAACGCAAGAAAATTAATCGTATAAAGGTTTATCGACGATACCGCCCGCGGCTTTCATGACCGTGGCTTGTTTATTATAGGCACCGCTTCTCGCACCTGTTACTCTAAACCCACCTACCTTACTCGCACCTGTATATTCTTTCACGGCATCTTTAATTTCTTTGTATTCTTGAGGACTGAAAGAACCAGTAGTAGCATTTAATTGATCAACAAAGGCAACGTTCTTATCTGTTAAATATCCATATGCGTAACCTTGCGAACCGTCTTTGTTTTTAAATCCGAATAAGAAACGAGGATCTTCACCATGTCCTTCAATAGCCTTCGCCTTACCAAACCTTTCAGATTGTTCTTCTGTACCGTCAGCATTGTAATTCGAATAGTTAAGATAGTTTTCTATGTCCTCACCTAGTTCTAAATCACGGGCCCGACGATTAGCAAAATTTATTTCAACGCCCGAGTCTGTATTAATTATTTGAGCGGCGTCTTGAGGATTATTATTTTCTGCATTAACCCTATCTAATAATTTTTGAGTTCTAACTGTCGGCTTATTATTATTAATCGCTTTATTTTGATATCCACTCTCTATACCCGACTGATAGGGAATATCGTATTGATTAATATTTTTCTTTTCAAACTGATCATAAGTTAAATCAATAACTTCATTAGTATTAGGATTGATTAAGTAATGATGTGTTTCACCCGGTTTTAAAGCTTCGGGAAATTGTTTGTGTGTTAACATACGTGGTACATATCCACTTTCTTTACCACCTAATTCAAACCAAGCCGCTTGCGTTGTAATAAAACAGTGACCTGTTGTATCACCTGCTTTACATGGTGCGTCTTTTCTATAGTCCTTACCTAAAAGATCGGGAGTTAAATGCTTATTAAAAATTCTTGCCAAATCATGTTGTTTAACATCGACGGCGCCACCATCAACAAAGAATTTTGTTTCATTAGCGAAAGTAATGTTGTCGTATACTGGATGAACTCTATCTCCCATTTTTATTTCACCCACCTTGTTTCCTAAAATCATGTGTTTAGCTTTGGTCGTGGGTTTTAATCGTGGCTCACTTTTCTCATTGGGATAATAAGACATATCAACAGGAAGATTAAAATCTGTTCCTAGTGAATAATGATGTTTACCACCATAAACGTTGGAAATAATGGTTGGAGTATTTTGTAAAACATCCTTACCAAGTTTTTCATTAAATACTTTTGTTTCATCAAATTGATAACCTTCGGGTTCTTTAACCCATTCCCAATTCTTCATCATGTTACCGTCTTTGTATAAAGGATATTTTTTATTAAGGTTAACTCTTACTAATTTAGTTCCTTTTGGAGCAAAGTCTAAATAAGATTCATCGTCTAAGGTTTGATTAGCAACTTGTAAACTACCTTTATCATA